GTTGGAGTCACTGATCTGGTTAGCGTACAAGGTGGATGATGCTGGATTTTGTGGTTTGTAGAACGTGATATCATAGTGTATGAGGATTCGCCCAATGATCACATCAGCAGTTTCGCTTAGTGATGCTGTGCTAGTCGCGAACACGTAATAAGTTCCAGGAGTAGATAGGAGGGAATCAGTGGTGATTGTCTCACCAGTAGAGTAGAATTTCTGAGAGTGTAGATCGCTAGCCTTAGCCGTATGAACTAACCCATCCCATAATCTCCCACTCCTTGCCCCTTCCATGTTGTAAGCCGACGTAAAGTCAGACGGCGCTCCATTTGATGCCACATCGAAGTACATAACAACATCTCCGCCATTGGTGGTGGGGAGAAGTGGTACGAACTCCAATTTAATAGAATTCCAGACTACCTTGTCATAAATGGCAGCCAAATTGGCTAACCAAGTAAAACTAACAGGTGTAATTGGTATGCTCTTTGAAGTTGTTGTTGCGGTTTTAGCCAGTGTGAGTGAGACAGCCTCAGTGTGTATTACACGTGAGCCGCCTGGAACACTACTGGTTTTGGGCTGTCCGCTAGCCCTCTTCCTGTTTGTAGCCACAGGTGCACTATTCATCTTAGGTTGCTTCCCTGAGTGTTTAGTTGCACGATGTTGCTTCAACGAATTCGCAGTCTTAAAAGTTTTCTTGCACTGTTTGCATTCCATGTTGATACTAAGGTGCCCTAGAACAGTTTCCTTGATCAATATGATATAGAGTGTTTTGGTGTAATATTATTACTGGTTAGCTCACCCAGACCGGGATCGCTAATGCCCGTTTAATAGGTTGATCTAATATAGACATTTCCAGTTATAATAAGTGGTTCTGGCATCGTCACAATGTGCATCATCTGCAGGCATTATGACAGGCCATTCATTAGGTATGAAATTCCACTTTAACACCATATCCTCCACATGTTGTTGAAGGGGGATAGATATTCCCCATTTCTCGGCAACCGCTGCCCTGTGTTCAGGGTGTGGTTCCGGTACATTAACAGCCATGTGCAATCCGCCCATTATCTTCCTCTTCTCAAACATCCTTATGCCACTAGCCGATGTAGCACGGGCCAACCTCTTCTCGAGAGATGGTATCAGGTGTGACAGCAAGCATATAATCTTGTAGCAGTACACCGAAATAATAGGAGTGTTAGAATCAGTAGAATAATACGAAAGTGCCTTCGCCAAAATTGCATGTTGCGGTGGTAAGTTGTTGATCACGAATCCAAACTTAGCCAGCGCCCTGGGCAAATCACAAATACTGCGTATTTTACCAGCTATGGGTACTAATAACCTAGCACAAAACATAGCATCTGATAATTCATTTGTGATATGCACATCTCTCATGCACAGTCCCAACAAAGAGATACATCCAACATTGTATCTGATCTGGTCCGAATAATCGGAGTTATAACTCAACAGTCCGTCATCACCCTCATGTGTTGAGATCCAAGATTCATCAGGTAATCGGTTTAAGGCCCAATAAGTGGCGAATGCGTTCAAAAAACCATTAGCAATACTTGTGTGCGCATCACCACTGGCTCTTGTGCCCTGTACCGTATACTTAATCCCTAACGACGTGGTTCCATCCATGTTCTTTAAGGTGCGTAATAATGCATGGAGTATTGGGTGCTCATCCACTGGAAAGAACTGAACAAATATCAGTCTCTCGAGTTCACACACCATCCATTCAGATATACTCGCATCAAATCTGCTGTAGTCACTCTCCAGATGTTCATCAAATAACAAATGTCTCTTCATCTGTGAATCCCTAGCGCGGGGGGACAAACCCTTCACCAGGAACTTGGTTTCCGTTTTCTTAATTTCATGCTCTATTGCGCTTACGTATGGGCCTAAAACGGACAAAAAGGCGTCACTACGTGGTGTGATGTTCCTAGGGTCGGTCGCCTTCGTCGACGTCTCCAGCTTCAGAAATGTCTGCACTTTTGCATAAGATCTGAACAACTGCTGTGAGATCGCCTTTTCGCGAGCTTCCCTCAATTCCATCCTCCTTCTCAAGGGGTACCTCGTCACCCATTCCTCGAAGTCCAATGGTTGTATTGGGTTGTATTTCGACAGGAATCTCCTCATTATTGGTTTCACCTTGTGGTCCCCCAGGGGTGTTAATCTTGGGTCCACTCTTGTCAGATCTGCGTTGAACGTTTCGCAACTTTCTAAGCAAATATCTTGTGGATTTGAATTGTACCAGGGTGCACAACCTTTCTGAAAGTCTCGCCATTGCCACACACGGGTGTCGGGCATTTCCTTGGGTACATCGGTTTTGGGTTTGACTTTGGCAACTTGCTTGCTTCCAGTTGACCCTCCACCGTTGTTGTGTCTATCCCTCTGACAAGTGGGTGGGGCACATACCTTGTTGTTACCACCCTTAGGTTGACACTTGCGTTTTGGTTCTGCAGTGTGTTTGACGGGTACGCTGATGTTAGCATGATTGGGTTGGGGACGATTACTCGCCCCCGTCTTTGGAAAGGGCTGTTGGTTCGTGTTACCAGCAGTGCTTGCCAGATTGTGCTTCTCTTCTTGTCCCGCAAATAAGGTCTCATAATTTGGGGCATCATACTCCTTCCACAGCCAAGGTGTCAACGAAGTTTCTTTTCTGTCCGACAATAAGTAATAGTACACAGCATCCATCATGAGCTTAGGATTAACCTCAGTCATAAACCATTTGACGACTCTATACTTTTGTCTGGAGAACCAGCCCATGTTCGTGACATCCTCTGGCAATAGCTTCTGGAGATGATTCATATCAAGACTGAACTGGTCGGCAAGGTTAGCAACAATAATAGAAGCATACTTGAGATTAGCGGTGTCGAGCTTGCTAGCTGCGAATCGCGCCCTTATCAAAGCATCTAAATTGGCAACGTACTTGGCGTCCCTTTTCATAGTCTTGGCAGTGTGAGCACATTGAGTTAACACTGCATTCGGTAGTTC